ACTCTCTTCCTGTTCGAGCCAGACACGTTAGTATACAACCCGGAGACAGACGGAATCCTTCAGGAAGACAATCAGCCTTTCGTGCTAGACCCGAATGACCCGGAAGTGTATGACATCACTGTTAACTGGCCACCTCCTCTTCCTGTTGATCAGACAATCAAGCTGACAGAGATACAGGCTAAGAAGGCACTAGGACTAGAATCTAACATTGGTGCTCTTCGTGAGCTTGGCACAGAATTCCCGGATGAGAAGTTCCAGGAAATCTTCGAAGAGAAGATTGAGGATCTAGAGCAGGAATCAGCTATGCAGATACGTCGTGCAATGGCTGCTGCTATAGTCCAGAAGATCACAGGACTTGTACCTGAAGGATTCACCGAGCAGGAAGACAAGCCAGGACCAGAAGATCCTGGTAAGCCTCCTTCAGCAATGGATAGCGTGGATACTGCTAGTATCCTTCCGTCAGTCCCGTCAATCAGTGACGTAACGGGACTGAAGAATACCAATATGATGTCAAGTATTGCTACAATGGCTTATGGAACGAAACTTCCGCAACGTAGAAACATAAATAACACGAACGAATAAATGGGCTATATCAGGACAACTTTTTTCAAGGAAATATTATGAGTGAACCAGCAATAACATTCCCATCCGGATCACCAGATCCGGTAATCCAGCAGACATTCAATCTTAATGACCAGTTACCTGCACCACCTCATCAGGTCTCTCCGCAGTTCTTCACAGCGGATCAGGTAGAGGCAATCAGGCAGCAGGAAAAGGACAAGCTCTATGGCAGGCTTTCAAAGCAGCAAGACGAGCTTACAGTATTCAAGCAGCAGCTAGACACTCTGAGCGCTGATAAGGCAGCGAGAGATCAGGTTATAGCTGATGCACAGAAGGCAAAGGATGACGCTGAACGTCAGGCTAGGGAAGAGAAGCTTTCAGCCCAGCAGCTAATTGAAGCAAGAGAAGCTGAGCTTAAGAAGCAGCAGGACGATTTCCAGGCACAGATGAGCCTGCAAGTCGAGACAATGAAGAAGGAACATGAGTTCCTTCGTCTACAGTCGTTTACACAACGACGAGTCGCCGAGGAAATAGCAGCCAATACGATTATTCCGGATCTTGTAGAATACATTGGCGGCAACACTGAAGATGAAGTTGAAGCTTCTATTACTAAGGCTAAGGAAAAGACTGCTAATATAGTCAGAGGAGCAACCTCCCTAGGTACTCCTTCAATTCCTGTAGGCGGAGTTTCCCCGACTGCTGGTCCATCAGGACCACTTGACAATCTATCTGCACCTAAGCAGCTATCGCTAGCTGACCTACAGGCAATGCCGATGGATCAATGGGCGCAGTACAGGAGACAGACAGGACTTGACAGAGCAGGAAACGGTCAAGGACTATTCGGCTAAGAATAGTATTATTAGCTAATAATGAAAGGACCCACCAATGGCGGGTAGCTCAATCACTGGAACAAGCTTTATTAGCGCCTCTCCTACAGCCTATGCAGGAGGTAGCTCACAGCTTACACCAGCAGTGCAGACAATCTGGTCTAAAGAAATCTTATTCCAGGCAATGCCAATATTGCGTTTTGAACAGTTCGCTGTAAAGAAGACGGAACTAGGCGTACAACCTGGACTTACTATCCACTTCATGCGTTATAACAACTTGCCACCAGCGTCACAACTGGTCGAAGGTGTACGTATGGAAACAAACCCGCTGACAGCTTCACAGTTTGATATTACTGTAGCTGAACAGGGTTTTGCTATCGCAGTTTCTGAACTTCTGCTTAATGCATCCTTCGATGATGTTATGGCTTCAGGTTCACGTCTTCTAGGACGTAACATGGCGCTTTACCTAGACGGTTCAGCACGTGATACACTTTACCAGGCATCATCAATGATCTTCGGTTACAACAAGTTCGCACTGTCAACAGCAGTACGTACACCACTATCACCATATGACCACGGTGCAGCCGCAACCTCTTCTTCTCAGCTGACAGCAGGAAACTACTCATTTACTACTGCTGTAGTTAAGGACGCACAGGAAACTCTAGCTACAAAGAACGTGCCAAGACTGGGCGAGACATATGTATGTTTCATTCACCCGCATCAGTCACGTCAGCTAAGGGATGACCCTGAATTTATCGAAGTGACAAAGTATGCAGCTCCTGGTAATTTTCTCCTAGGGGAAATAGGCAGACTTAATGACGTAGTATTTATCGAAACTACTCAGGTTTACAACAACTATGTGTCAGGCTCAAACTCCAACCCTCTATTCTATGACGCTATCTTCATCGGTGACAACGCATTCGGTCATGCGATCTCATTGCCAGTAGAGCTACGTGACGGCGGAATCCTGGACTTCGGAAGAGAGCACGCACTGGCATGGTATTCAATCTGGGGTCTTGGTCTTATAACTGACCAGGCAGTCTTGGTCGCCCAGACAAACTAAGCCCACGAATACTGTACCATAGAACTTGACAAGCACCTCAAGGTAGTGTACCATTGTATCAACAATAGACATCATCAAGGAGGCAAACTCAAGTGGAATGCTCAGTGACAGGCTGCAACAAGTCGGTCCACGCAAAAAGTTTCTGTCAGCCACATTACAGGCAGGAACAGAGAAAAGAACGAGGATTACAGAAGCCAGGACCGAAGCCCGATCCGTCGAAGCCGTACTCAAGATATAATCCTGAAACGTCACGTCACTGGGCCGGTACTCATTGCATTAAAGGACATGAGCTTACTGAAGACAATGTAAAACGAACTTCTAATGGTAGCAGGATATGCCTGACTTGTGAGGCAGCCAGAACGCCAGCGCACTGCCCGCAAGGACATGAGTACACAGAAGAAAATACTTACATAGCCAAAGATAACTCAAAGCATTGCCGGACTTGTTCCAGGGAACGTCAGCCAGAAATAAGGTTAATGTCAAAATACAGACTTACGTCAGACTTGCTAGAGCAGAAGTTACTCTTTCAGGATAACAAATGCACAGTCTGTGGAAGAAAGTTCACAGCAGACCTTAAACATAACATAGACCATGACCATTCGTGCTGTCCTGGTGAGAAAACTTGCGGCAAATGTATAAGAGGAATTTTATGTGTTGACTGCAATAGATTGCTCGGAGATGCCAGAGACAGCATAGATGTTCTTCAGTCAGCAATAAATTATCTACAGAACTACAATAACGGACAAGAAATACGAGGCACAATTCTATGACTACACCAGTAGTTGAACAGACAACAAGAGCACCTTCACGTAAGAGGGCAGCAGACTTTACCGGCAGGCAGACTGAGAAGCTTGAGCAGCAGAAGTTATCAGAGAGAATAGAAGCTTCTCAGCGCATTGCCATGGTTAATGCTGAACTAGCAGACGCAAAGAATGACATTGTTGACTACACTAATTCTGATGAACCTCTCCCACAGGTAGAAGTCAGGACAGCAGAAGTCAACACGCCGTTCCGCATGATCAGGGTCAACTGTAATCTACCTCAGATGACTTACGGCAGGGAAGTACTAGATCCTGGTGACTACCAGTCTAATCCTCCTAGACCAGCAATCATGGGACCGATGAAGTTCTATAACTTTGAAGAAGGACAGCTCTACAGAGTTCCTAAAGAAGTAGCAGATCATCTTAATAACAAAGGCTACATAGCCTATATGGGTGGAGCGTAGTAAATTGACAGGTATCGCGCAAGCAGGTGCACAGATAGAACTGAACGCTCTGACTGGAGTGTCAATACCAGTCGTGGCTTCTAGTGCGCCTGCTGGTGTTGTGGGTGGCTGGTGGATAAATTCATCCTCCAGCTATTCTGTTAATACATGGAGTGGCTCCGCATGGATAGCCGCTGGTAACCCTTATCTTGCACTGCTTGTTGCCGATCCTACAGGACAATCTGCTATTTCAGGACTTACTGAATGTACCGATTCAGGTTATTCGAGAGTACAGGTATCCTTCGGGGCGGCTACTGCTGCTTATCCATCAGTAGCCTCTAACTCTTCTCTTATAACCTTCGGTCCTTTCTCTGTTAACATGTCCCTGCCTGCTCAGTGGCTTGCTCTTGTATCTGTATCAACAGGTACGACAGGTCTGCTGATGAACTCATGGACTATATCAACACCACAGCAAGTACTGGACACGCAGACTATCAACATAGCTGCGGGTGCACTTCAGATGACTAATTCTTAGACGGAATACCTTCTCCAACATCAATCTTAAGGAAATTCATGACAGCGATAGTATCCTCAGATATCCTATTCAAGCTGTCTGCGCCGGGTGCTACAACCGGAAATACTAATTCAGGTACAGCCGGTAACTCGTGGGGAAACTACATCTCTACGACTCAGCTATCAGCTACTCCGCTAGATAACTTGTTTACAGACATCACAGGAGCAGAGAACGCAGCAAGTCAGGTTGACTATGCCTGTGTTTTCATTCACAATAACACTTCTTCAGGCAACTCAATGCTGAACACTGTGGCGTGGCTCCCTCAGTCTCTATTCGTTACCGGAGGGGCTAATGTAGCTCTGGCTGCGGACACTTTCGGGACTTCTGCGATAGGAACTTCTTCTCAGCAGGCAGTAAAGATTACAGCAAACACTAACGCTCCAGCAGGAGTAAGTGGCTGGGTATCTCCTACGAGCACAGCACCTTCTTCACCAAGTTATACTAATGGAATTCAGCTTGGCACTATCGCACCTGGATACTGCATCGCTGTATGGATTCGCAGATCAGCTACAAACTCAGCTCCTGTTAATAATGATGGCTTCTCTCTAGAAGTCGATTTCGACACAATGGGATAAGCTGATGACTCAAAATAGATTTTACAGTTCTGTTTACTTCCCTACAACTCTTGCTGCTGCTATCTCATCTAGCGGAGCAACAACAATCTCTGTTAACAGCATAACGGGTGCGCCTTCAAGCTATCCGTTCACTGTGCTTATTGACTGGGGCCAGCCAACACAGGAAGCAGTCTCAGTTACAGCAGCACCAACAGGTACAGGCCCTTACACCCTTACAGTTACAAGAGGAATTGACGGGACTACAGCACAGACACACGTTCAGGGTGCTATTGCTGTTCACGGTGTAACTCAGCAGGATTATAATGATCCTCAGGTTCACATTGCTGCTGACCTAGGTGTGCATGGTGTAGCAGGAGACGTTGTAGGTACAACAGACACACAGACTTTAACAAACAAGACTCTTGGTGCAACTGCCGTTACTGGTGCTATTACCTCTTCAGCTTCAGCTTCAGCAGGCGAACTGATATCAGTAACAAACACTCATTCATCACCAGCTAATGCTAACACTCAGCTTACAGCCGCAACTGGTGCAGACCTTCAGCTAGCTTCTGATGTGACAGGAGATACTGACAACAGGTTCCAGATGACTGCTGGCGGAAAGATGCAGTGGGGTGCCGGTGGGGCTTCGTCAGTTGATACAGACCTTTACAGGGCTTCAGCAAGCACGCTTGAGACAGACGGTAATCTTACCGTAGGTCAGGCAGTTACTGCTGAATCACTGACTCTTTCAGAAGCATCATCAACAGGTGAAGTCTTCCAGGTAACTAACTCTACTTCAGCACCTTCTAATCCTAACAGTCTTCTGTGGTCAGCAGCGGCAACAGACGGTGCTCTGGGTTTCAGGGTTGTGGCTGATGCTCATTCAAGACTGGACATAAGGGCTAACGGTCAGCTAGAGTGGGGTTCTGGTTCTGCTGCTGGTGATACAGATCTTTATCGTTCTGCTGCTGGCGTAGTTTCTACTGACAATACTCTTACAGCAACAGCAGGTATACAGGTTGGTTCTGCCACTCCGGTTCTAGGAGGCGGTGCGGGTGTAGTTGGTATCACCAATGCGTCTACTCTTCCATCTTCAGCCCCGACAGGCGGTGCTGTGCAGTATGCTAAGTCAGGATACATGAAGTGGAGGGGAACTGATGGTAATGACTATCAGATGGGTTCTCAGTTTGCTTTAGGCTCTGCT